CGTACTAACGAAGAAGAGCCAGGCACCTATGTTGACGGTCGTAATGGTGAGGAAAAGACGGAAGACCAGATTAAGCACTTCATGCGCTTGGTTTCGGAAGACAGAACCGAACACCAACGAACTGAAGACGGAGATGCTGGTCTAGATGAGATTAAAAAATCGATTAACAAGCTCAACAAAGTTGCAAAGGAAAGCCACATGAACTGGGTGGAAGCGGAGCAATCAAAGGGCGTTGACCTAGGCGCAAGGGCGGCTTTCGTTGAACCCTGGGCTATGGCTCTACCAGAAGAACGAACACTGGGGACCGAGCACTGGGGGGACGATCCGGCTATCCGTTACAAGCGTCGGTTTGCGGACAAACCTGATCCTAAAGACAGAAAACAGCCCAGTGCTGATCTTCTGCGCAAACTTGGGTACGTTGAAGCTGACGTCAGCAAGAAAGAGCGAGTAGACGAATATTCGCGACTTGTGCAGAAGAAGCTTGATGAGAAGATAATCAGCTCAGACAATTACGACAAATGGTTTGATAAAGAAAGCCTGGTGGTTGCATGGTTAATTGAGCGTGGCGCGAAAGAAGTCCTAGTGCTCAAGGAACACTCGTCGCTTTCGGACGAAAAGAAGAAATTAGCCACAGAGCTTTATGGCGAGCATTCTCCGGATTTCCTCGTTGATGGAGTTCCAGTTGAGATTAAAAAATTGACTACAGTCGAGCCTGGACGGATTCGAAAAGCAGTCAAAGAGAAGATTAATCAGGCTTCGATCTTCATTTATGATGCGCGGGGCCTGGAGATCAGTAAGTTGGATAAACTCGCTTCGGCTCTGCGTGGACTCGATAGTGACCTGGGGGAGAGCCTACGCCGTCTAGTCATTCTGACAGACTTTGGTACAATCGAGTTCTGATTAGTAGATGGAAGGGGAGAATTATGCGGACGTTGCCGATTAGGGATCAGCGGGATATTGATCTTGTGTGCCGTGCTTCGGTAATTCCTGGTGGGGATCTGCGTCCGGTGTTTGCGAAATGTCCTGGTCTGGAGTTTATTGACCATCCTGCTCGGCTTGACTATGAGTTTTCGTTCACGTTTGAGGGGTATCCCTTCTTTACTAGCTTGGAGGGGATGGAGTGGCCCGATGAGCCTTTGCTCTTAACTCAGCTTTACACCAGTTGGACTCCGGAAGATCCAGAGGAGATTCCTTCGAAGCTTACTGCTTTATACAAGCTGTATGACTGGCTTCGGTTTAACACCCCGTATGCATGGGGAATTCTTGCCGATCAGTACCCCGATGTGCTCTCTAGGTTCTCGCCTACAATCGATGACCCGAAGTGTTGGGCTGAGCATGAAAGCCATTCTTTCGTCTACGACGAGCCCAACAAGCCAGTTGCCGCCTAACCGGCACACACAACTAAACCCACCCGCTCACCTCGAGCCGGTGGGTTTTCTCATGCCACCACCGTGGTGGCACCAGTGCTTCATGGTGTAACTCGGACAACACAGCACCCACCCACACCAGCCCTTGCAGCTGGCAGGCACCCCGCCTAGAACGCCCTTTCCTTTCTCCTTGGAGGCGTTCTCGATTCCCCCACTGCGCGGATACGTGCCTCGAGGTGCAGCCCCAGGTTCAAGCCCTGGTGAAGCAACAAACCCCACCCCAATCGCTGCGCCCGGTGCGCGCCGGGCGTGGGGTTTTGCCGTACCCACAACCGACCCAGGAGGTCACAAAACAATGGACCTAAACACCGACCACAACCAGCACGACACCGTTGAACAGGAAACACACAACGATGTGCACGTGGACACTCACGAGCAGGGCAACCAAAGCGACGACGGTGCACGTAGCCAACTGTCGCCCGAGGATGCCCTGAAAGAACTCGAGAAAGCCCGCAAGGAAGCAGCGAAGTACCGCGTGGAACGCAACCAGCTTCGCGACGCCGCAGCGAAGTGGCAGGAATACGAGGAAAGCCAGAAAACCGAACTGGAGAAGGCACAAGAGCGCGCAGCCCAGCTCGACGCAGAGCTGGCACAAACACGCCAGCACGCCCAGGTGATGGAGATCGCCAACCGCTACGGCATCAAAGCCGACGACGTGTCCCTACTTGGCGCTGGTGACGTAGAGCAGATCGAAGCCAACGCTAAGCGTTTGGCCGCACTCTACGAAGCCACAGACGCACCGACCCCGCCACCGTCGCAGCGCCCGCGCGAATCTCTGCGCAGCGGCACCGGTGTAACCCCCACAGGGACGGCAACACCCGAATACCCCGCAGGCTGGGCCCCCAAGGCCCTGCGGGACAACTAACCCCCCAACCCCCTTTACAGAAAGGAGCACACCATGGCTATCGCCAAAGTGCACTACAACCCCGCCGAAGCAATCACCGCGAAGTGCAAAGCAGCCGTCAAGGCAGGCACCTTCGTAGAGATCGCAGGCCCCGTCGACGGTCGCAACCCGTTGGTTCAGCCCGCCAAGGCAGAAGCACAAGCCCTCGGCGTCGCAGCAACCGACGGCGCCAAGGACGGCCACGTCACCGTCTTACGCATCGGCCACGTCGTCGACGTCGTCGCAGCAGCCGAGGTCGCCGCAGGAGACAAGATCTCCGCCGACGCCGACGGAAAAGCCAAGAAGACCGCCAGCGGCCCCGTCCTCGGCGTTGCCATCAGCAACGCAGCAAAGAAGGACGACACCGTAACCGTCGCCCTCCTCTAGGCACCAACTAACCCCCAAATCCGCTTCCTACTTGAAAGGACTGAAACCTCGTGAAAAACACAGGCTTCTACCCCGGTGCCGCCCCTGCGGTCACCAACGACGGAATCACCGTCGACCTGATGCTCCAGCAACCCGAACGCATCGCCCGCTACATCGCCGACCTCACCGCCGTCGGTATGTTCACCGACCGCATCTTCTCCCACACCGGAGTCACCGGCGGCGCACTGCTCTACGACGTAGCCATCGGCAACAACCTCTTCGCCGATGACCACGCAGGCATCATCGCGCCGGGTGCGAGCTACCCGATCATCGACGCCTCCGAAGGCACCCCGAAGACCACCATGGTCGATAAGGTCGGCGGCAAGTTCGGCGTCACCGATGAGGCAGCACGACGTAACGACATGAACGTCCTCCAGCGCCGCGCTGCAAAGGTCGCCAACACCATGGTCCGTGACCTCGACACTCTCGGCGTAGCCGCGCTCAACAAGGCATTGACCGAGTACAACTCCGCCATCATCGAAGTGCAGTCCGCAGGCTGGAAGAAGGCCAACGCCACCAAGAAGGCGGACGAAACCAAGGCCACCAGCATCCGCGCGGACATCAACAAGGCCAACGCCGAAGCAACCAAGCAGCAGATGGGATACACCTTCGACCTGTTGCTGCTCCACCCGGACGACAACCTGGAGCTGGAAAACAACTTCGACGACGATCAGGCGCTTGACCGCTTCCTCGGCTCCAAGGGCCTCGAGGTAATCTCCTCCCCGCTGGCTAAGGCTGGCGAAGGATTGCTCATCGCTTCTAGCCAGGTCGGCGTGATGGGCGTTGAACAGGCCATCAGCTCCACCACATGGCGTGATGAGGACCGCGACACCACTTGGACGAAGACCGCAGCGGTCATGGCCTACGCTGTAACCGATCCGCAGGCGATCATCCGCCTCACCGGTATCGCCACCGCAGGCTAGGCAACGACCATGGCAGCTTTCGCCACACCCGCAGACCTGCGGATCCGCTGGCCGACGATGCCGCAGCACCTAAGCGACGCCACACTCGCCGTCCTTCTGGCTGACGCCAGCTTGTGGCTGCGCTCCAGTTTCCCCACCATTCCGGACACACCGAACGAGCACACCCAGGGCGTGCTCACCTTGGTCTGCTGCGCGATGGTGCGACGCGCCATCAACGTCGACGACGCCGACGGACTCAGCGCCATCACTGACACCCAAGGCCCCTTTTCTACCACCCGGCAATTCCACAACGCCGAAGGCAACTTCTACATCACCAGCCAGGAGCGGGTGATGCTCGAAGGGTGCATAAAAAAGCGACGCGGAATCCGCTGCGTGGAAGCCACGGGGTGGTAAAACATGGCCACCATCGCTGTACTACGCCAAGGACTGGGCACACCCAGCGGACGTGATCGACACGGCGACCCAGTAGGGCAGACCACCAACCACTTTGAGCCAGGAGCCAAAGTGGCCTGGGGCAGCCCCACCCAAGACAACGACGACAAACGCGTCACAACCACCAACCCCGTGGTCTACTTCCACCACCGTGTCCCGGATATTGTCCGCGAAGACATCCTGATCGTCCCCGGCGGGCGACGTCTTCGAGTCGTCGATGTCCAACACTGGGAACACGTCAGATACGAATACACCGCGGGGGTTGCCGTCATCTGCACGGAGGTCAGCTAATGCCACGACTCGAATACAGCCACAAGGGCATGCAGGGCTTCCTTGAAGGACCAGAGATTGAAGCCATCCTTTACGAGGTCGGCTATCTCACCGCGGCACTCTACGAGTCCATCGCGCCTCACCGCAGCGGACGCCTGGCTTCCTCTGTGGCCGTCGACGTCGAGATGGACACCCCGTACAAAAGTGCTGCCCCCAGGTTGGTAGCTAACGTTCGCGTGACCGCACCCTATGCAGCCGCACACGAACACGGACACCTCACAGCCCGCACACGCAGACCAGTACCTGGACACCACGAACTCAATCTCGCACTCCAAGGACTGGCAGCTAGCTAACCCCACAAGGAGCCCAACCATGGCAAGCACCACACCCCCGGCATTCCACGACGCCGAAGACGTCCTGTGCGACCTCCTCGAACAAGCAGTAAACGCCTCACCCAGCGACGGAGGGGCAGGCAAACTGCAACCGGGGCCGGCGTTCTACACCTTCCTGCCCACCGACTACTCCTCAATGCTTGATACACAACCCATCGTGGTCGTCCAACGCATCGGAGGAGTAGCGACCCAACGCGGCCAGGTCGACAACGCACTGATTGAACTAGGCGCAGTCGCCAAGACCCGCGCCCAAGCCTGGCATGTCCTCGGTAATTTGCGGGCCTGGATCGCAGCAGACGGCTACCGCAACGCCACAACCCCAGCACGCATCGTCAGTCTCGAAGAAGTTCAAGGTCCCACCACACCCGTGTGGATCAACCCCGACCACCGATACGTCAAAACCATCGTGCAGCTAAACCTGCGCAAACCCCGAACCTAGCTCTCTGTGAAAGGAGACACCATGTCTGCAAAAGACTTCTACCAACTCAAGGACAAAAACGACTCCCTGCTCTTCGCAGCACTCGACGTCGCCGTCCTCCTCGCCCCCTACGGCACCGAACTACCCACCGGACTCGTCGACTCCCGAGGCAAGCTCAAAGAGCTAGACCCCGCCTTCAAGAGCGTGGGCGAAATCGAAAAGAAAGCCGGCGTCGACCTCGCCCCCGACATGAAGACCGAAGGCGTCGAAGGCTACGGCAGCCCCGGCACCCGCCGCGATTTCATCGCCGACGAATCCTTCGACATCGACTTCACCGCCCAAGAATCCCGCCTGGACACCATGGGCCTGTTCTATGACCTCGATACCAGCGGCGTCGTAGCCCAGGCCAATTCCGGCTTCTACGCCAAGAAGCGCCGCGCAGCACGCCCCCGCGAATACAGCGCCCTGCTCATCGGCATCGACGGTGACCCCGGCAACGAGATCTACCCCTGGTGGATCTTCCCCAAGGTCACCATGAGCAAAAAGGGCAAGCAGTCCCTCTCCGAAACCAACGTCCTCACCTGGCAGATGACACTCTCCGCCAAAATGGACCCCACCTTCGGATCCCTCTTCGGCTTCGGCCTCTGCGGCCCCGGAATCACAACCGACCTCGCCCGCCAAATCAACGGCACCACCGCAGGCGACGGCAAGGTCTACAAGTTCAACGTCGCGACCGGAAGCGCAGGCACCTACAAGATCACCGTCAACTCCAACAAGGTCGCCGACAAGATCGCCTACGACGCAACTGCCAACACCATCCAGGTAATGCTCCGCAACGCAGGCGCACCCGAGGCAACCGTCGCTGGAACCGTTGCCGACGGATTCACCATCACCGGAGTCACCGGCAAACCCACCGTCGACGTCACCTCCCTCACCGGTGTCTCCGACGCAGGTGTCGCTGAAAAGAACGACTAACCACCACCCCACACCCACCAGCGCGCCGGGCAGACTAGCTTGGCGCGCTGGTTCGTGTGAGACCCCCACAGACTTACTCATCCCAAGGAGAAAACCATGTCCACCAAGCCTAAGAAGACCGACGCCAAGAACAACCAGAGCGATCGCTTCGAGTCCTTCCGCGAGCGCGCAGTAACCATTGCCGACCGATCCAACCTCAAGACGACCGCCTCGGTCACCGATGAGCCGTTCATCATCGGAGAAGACTACGGAGTGGAACCAGCAATCAGCATTTCCAAGCCCACCTTCATCGACCGCATCGCCCTCCAGCAAGCACTGGCCGAGGAGAACATCATCGAGGTTCTGCGCCTGCTGTTTAAGTCCGACTTCCGCCGTGTCCTGCTCATCCTCAACGACGAAGGCGACGACGCCGAGCTGATCGCGCTAGGCATCGTCTCCAAGGTGATGGAGCACTTCTACGGCATTGGCATTAACGATGGCTTGGGGTTTCCGAAGTCACTCGTCTAATCAACACCTATGGGCCGCAGATCCGCTACGACCTGCACGAGCGGCTCAGCATTGATCTAGACGACTTCTTCCTTGGGCGCCGCAGCTGGGCGACGTTTCAGGAATTGGTTGGCGAACTTCCCAGAGGGAGCCACTACGCCTCGGCAATCGCTGCAGATGAAGACCTCGCGCGCATCGTCATCGAGCAATCGCCCGCGGCGTCATCCGGTGTAGCCAACCCACGCCCACCGCTCAACGAGTGGGACGAGCACCGGGAAGCACTCGCCCAGATTGAAGACCGGCTAGCGCTGATCGTGTCTGTCCTTACAGGCTCGGAACCTCAGCTAGCCCAGCGTCCTCAAAGCGCACTGGAGACAGTGCGCAAGCAAATCACGAACGACAAGCGGTCCGCGCTGCTCGAGCAGCTCGGAGTCACCGACTAACACGAACAGGAGTCCACCGTGGCTGAGTACACAGCAGGCACAGCCAAAGTTCAGATCCGCCCGAACCTCAAAGGGTTTAAGCGCGCTTTGGAAGCGGAACTCAAAGCCATGGACGTGGACGCCTCCGTAGAGGTCAACCCCGACGGCTCCCGCTTCCAACGCGAACTGCGCGCCATGGTCGCCGACACCCCGGACGCTCACATCGATGTGGATGCCGACACTGCGGCTGCGAGCGAACACATCAACGCAGCCGCCCGTGATCGCCACGCAACGATTGAAACCGACGCGGACACTGCAGGGGCAGAAGCACAGATTGACGCTGCTGCGCATGACCGCAAGGCGAACATCGACGCCGATGCGGACACCGCGGGTGCGGAGGCCCAGATCGATGTGGCCGCGCGTAACCGCCACTCGGAGATCAACCTCCGGGTGGACAAACGCCACATCATCGCCGCACGTGCAGCACTGGCCGCATTGCAAGGCCAGATCGCTGCGGTGAACTCTCAGATGGCAGCACTAGCGGCACAAAACGGCTCCATGCTGCTGTTGTCCACTGGCGTGGGCATGATCGGTGTGTCTGCAGCTGGAGCCATTGGCCCCTTGTCCGCAATGACAGGCAGCATCATCGCCACCGGTGGAGCCCTAGCGGCGCTGCCGGGGTTAGCTGCTGCAGCCGCTGCAGGTATCGCAGCCCTTGGCATCGGACTGAAAGGCATTGGAGCTGCGTTCGGAGCGATGGGGAAATCTGCTGGCGGTGCTGGTGGCGACACCGGCAAAGCCATGAAAGCAGCCCAACGATCTGTCGAGGACGCCGAACGCGGCATTGTCCAAGCACAACGTCGCGTGGCCGATGCTGAACGCAAAGTTGCTGATGCCCAAAAAGCCGCGCGCAAGGCACAAGAGGAACTCAACCGATCCCGTAAAGAAGCAGTCGACGACCTCAAAGAACTCAACGACCAACTGCGCGATACGGCGCTCGATGAAGAGGACGCTGTCCTCGCTGTTGCTCGCGCGAAGCAGCGTCTGCAGGAAGCGAATTCTGACAGCGATGCTTCCGGCCTGGATCGGGCAGAAGCAGATCTCGCGTACCGCAAAGCCATCGCCAACCTGGAGCGCACGCGGGAGGAAAACAACAAGCTCGCCGAGGAAGTCCACGAGGCCAACCAAGCAGGCGTCGAAGGATCCGAGAAAGTCTTAAACGCCAAAGAGAAGGTCGAGCAGTCCGTTAGGGCAGAAGCCGACGCTCAACAAGATTTGCGCGACGCCCTTGATGGAGTAGAGCAAGCCCAGCAGAAGCTCGCCGACGCACTCGACAATCTCGCAAGCGCTGGCGCTGGTGCTGCAGGCGGGGTGGATGCCTTCGCCGAAGCGATGGACAACCTCTCTCCCAAAGCGCAGGCCTTTGTTCTGGCCATGCAGGCCCTTGGGCCTGCATGGCATGATCTTCGGATGAGCGTCCAGGATGGACTGTTTGACTCCCTGGGTGAAGACATCACCACCCTTGCCAACAACCAGCTGCCGGGGTTGAAGACAGGCCTCACCGACGTCGCGGAGCAACTCAACATCGGGTTGCGCTCTCAGATCCAGGCATTGGGTTCTGAGCGTTCCCAGCTCGATCTCACCAGCGTGCTGGGTAACTCCGCTGGCATGTTCGCAGAACTCAACCGAATGACTGGCCCCTTGGCCCAAGGGCTGCTGGATATTTCCGCAGCCTCCGCTGAGCACCTGCCCGCCTTGGGTGCTGGCCTTGCGGATGCAGGGGAGAAATTCGCAGCATTCCTCACCGAGGCTGCAGACACCGGCAAAGTCGACGAATGGCTGGCCAGCGCGGGTGAAGCCTTCCACAGTATCGGCAGTACCTTGTCCGATCTTGGCGGTGTGATCTCCGGGGTATTCGGTGCTGCCGCACAAGCCGGCGAATCCGCACTGACCCCTATGTCCACTGCGCTGTCGATGCTCAACGAATGGGCCAATTCCGACGCCGGCCAAAACGCACTTGTGTCCTTCTTCACCGCAATGCAGAACGGCATGAGCGCCATCGGGCCAGCATTGGGAACGGCATTGGAAAGCATCGGTACCACCGTTCTGCCGTTCTTTGCCAACCTCATGCAAGGCATTGGCCCCGGCCTCAACGACATCATGGGCGGGCTAGCCGCAGGCCTTGCCGCATTATCCCCATTGGCCGCACCCTTGGGTGAAGCGCTCGGTGCCTTCGGTACTGCCGTAGCGCCCGCGCTGGAGTTTATAGGCCAGCTCCTCACCACGGTGATCGGCCCCGCACTGGAGCCGATCAAGTCCCTCTTTGAGTCCCTCACCCCGGTGATTGAGCAGCTTGCAGCTGATCTACAGCCGGCGATGGAAACCATAGGGCAAGTAGTAGGGCAAGTCTTTGAAGCGCTTGCGCCCCTGGTCGGCGACATCCTCGCCGAACTAGCCCCGCTATTGGCCGACATCGTGGTCACCCTCGCCGATACGCTCGCCCCGATCCTCGGCGTGGTTGTCCAGGTCATCAGCGCCATTGCCCCGTTGCTTCCCAGCTTGGTCGCTGCAATCGCGGAAATCTTCGGAGCACTCTCTCCGCTGCTGCCTCTGGTTGCCGAGATCATCGTCAACCTCATTACCCCGTTTATCCCCGTCATCCAGGCATTGCTCCCAGCTATCGTCGGCATCGTCGACCTATTCGCTGACCTGGTGACCGTTATCGCCCCGGTTATCGAACTACTGGCCAAACTCATCGGTGTCTTCGCCGAAGTCCTCGCAACGGTCATCGGATTCGTGGCAACAGTTCTTGCACAATTTGTCACCCTGGTAACCGGTGCTATCGGCTCTATTACGCAACTGGTTATCGGCATCGTCGGCGGCTTCGCCGACATGGGCGTGGCCACAGGCGACATGATCGTCCAGTGGGTCCGCGACATCCTGCAATGGTTCAACAACTTGTGGACCAACGCTTCCGCAGCCTTCTCCGAAGGCATCATGGACATCACCCACAAGGTCTCCGACATGGTCCAAGGCGTAATCGACAAGTTCAAAAACCTCGCCAACAAAATGCCAGAAGTCGGCAAAGAAATGATGCGCAAACTCCTCGACGGACTCAAATCCGGATGGAACAGCATCAAGAGCTGGAGCAAAGGCGCTTTCTCCAGCCTCAACCCGTTCAAGAACGCCACTGGCTCGATCACTACCAACGCCACCGGCTCGGTGATGACCACCACCAACCGAGACCCACAAGTCTCCGACGGAAACAACGCCATCCTCTGGGGCGAAGCAGGGGAGGAAGCCTACATCCCCCTCGACAACGACTACCGACGCCCCCGCGCCGTCGCCCTCACAGCCGCAGTCGCAGGACACTTCGGATACCAACTCGTCGACCCCGCAGGAACACCAGTCAACCCAGGCCCCACCAGCAGACTGGCACCCACCACCCGCGCCTTCGCAGAAGGAGGAATCACCACAGACGAACTCGACGAATTCTCCCAAGGACTCGAAGGCCAACCCTACGTCTTCGGCGGCGTCAACTGGGGCGACTGTTCCGGCGCGATGAGCGCAGTCACCCGCTCCGCCGTCGGCCTTGATCCATTCGCAGGACGCTTCGCCACCGCATCCGAAGGCAAAGCACTCGCCGACATGGGATTCAGCCAAGGCCTCGGCGCGCCGGGCGACTTGCGTATTGGCTACATGAACGGAGGCCCCGGTGGTGGTCACACCTCTGGCACTCTGCCTAACGGCATCAACGTTGAGATGGGAGGTGCGCGAGGCAACGG